CGGGACTCGCCCGCCGGGATCGACGGAGAATTGGCCCCGGACTCCGACAGCGTCCAGAGTACCGCGACGCTGGCGGTGGTATATGTCTGAACTTCGGTTTCGAATATGTTGAAAATATGTGGGAGGCTATCATCCTGGGTCAGGCCAGAATATACCCTCGCGGCGCCGGAGGCATCGGAATATGTGGCCTGGCTGGTCAGCTCATCGCCCGACAATCTATGGTGGCGATTGTCAAAGATGATCTTGCCATCTTTACCTTCCCGTATAAAACCGCCCTCGGTCGCCTCGACTTCCTGAAGCGCCTGGACCGCGTAGGTTTTGCTTTTCCAGTACCGACTGATAGTCGTCAGGCCCGTGTCGAGCGTGCGGTAAGTGCTACCGCTTCCCCAGCCGGCGGCGTCGAGGATGTCGTCCACAACTTGATCCGTCCGCTGAGCTGTCACCATCGGGACTTCGATCTGGTCAAGGTTGATCTGTCCGAGCGGCCCGGTTGCCTCAAGGATCGCGGTGGCGTCTCCGCCGAGGAAAACTTGAGGCGTGATTCGGGTCAAGAATCCTTCCCAAATAGCTTGATTGGTCTGAGTCGCCGACGTTCCCAGGAGTCGGACGGGCCGGCCAGGTAGAATCTGCCCATAGAGTGGGCTGCTTGTATTAAATGCGTTGTAGTCACCCGACCTATTGTCCAACACGACGCGCATCGTCCCGGCCTTGCTATTGCCGGTTAATTGGCTTGCCCGGTCTCGACCGAAGGAGCAGCTTATGCTTCGGATTCGCTCGCTAGCTACTATAAACTGAGCGCCGTCCGCCCATGTGACCGGAAAGCTGATCGGGAAAGCCGCGGAATCCCATCCGCCAGTCCCCCACCAATTGACCTGTAATTTATAGGTTGCTACGACCATTTAGGCCAGTGCCGCCATCTTCGCATTGTAAGCCGCAATAATCTCAGCAGTATGTTCTGCCCTACAACTTCGTTGAACTGATTCATCTTCACCGCTATAATCTGCACCCGGAATAATGACATGACGATGAAGTGACCGACTAATCTCTACGCCATCCCTCTCAATCACAGTGTCGGTTCTGACTTCTATAGTTCCATCTTCCAGAACATCCCGACGAGCTATCACTTGTCTTTCTGTCAATGCCATAATCTACCTCTTAGACGAAATAAGTCACATTAACCTGGGTGTTATAGCTGGTACTATATTCGGACAGATTCATGCCGCCATCCAAGTACGAGCCAGCCTTAAATTCGATATAGGCCGCACTTGCTGGAATGTGACAAGCTCTAACAGTTGCGTCCAAAGCAGTTGAACTTAACATACCTATAGACCCGGCGGCTCCGATACCGCCATTAGTAAACGGTAGGCCACCAATCCGCATAGTACCAGTCCAGTCAGTATAATTTGTGGCCCTAATAGACGTATAAACTGTGACCATTCTGCCTATACGGGTATATACATTTCCCTGTCCGGTAACAGCATATGAACCACTCTCCGAACCTGCCGAGCCTTGGATTTTAGCAGTCCATGTCCCTTCCTCATATCTGTCCAGCAATTCGCTAGTCATGCCCGCCGCCGGGCTGGTCTGATTCGAAAAATCAATGCCCTTATCGGCTGTTCCAATAACGAGGTTGCCGTCGCTAATTGTGGTGTTACCTGACAGCGTTTTATTTGTGAGGGTCTGAGTAGCTGAGACCGTGACCAGTCGGACGCCCTCAACCTCCAGAAGCCCGGCAGCTCCTCTTGTGAGAGTCGAATCCGAGGCGTGGCCCACGTTGATCCCGGTGAATTGTGGAGTGTCGCCTGTTCCGACTCCAACGCTAGTCCGCAGCGTTGCGCCGGACTCAGGGACCGGGTCGGTAGTCCCATCTCCGACGATCATCTCGCCATCGGCGAGGACTGCCATAGCCACGACTGCGCCGGTCCCGTTGCCTAGCAGAACGCCGCCATCAGTTAGCGAGGACGCTCCGGTCCCGCCGTCGGCGACCGGGACGGTCGTCCCGCCAGCCCTATATATCGCGTTGCCCTCCACCGTGAGATTTCCGGCGCTGGCTCTTGCGATCGTGGTATCAGCCGCCGCACCTAGCTCAATTGTTGCGAACTGTGGATTGCTGGCCGTCCCAAGTCCGAGCGCAGTCGCCGCTGACGCTGCTGATGATGCTCCGGTCCCGCCGTTAGCGATTGGCAATTGCCCGGAGACAGCCGAGGCCAGCGGGATTTGCGCCCAGGCCGGGTTGTTGCTCGTGCCAGAATTTAATAATGCGTGGGTCGTTGTCCCTGATTTTGGAAGGCGGGTCAGGACCGTTGAGCTTGAAGCGTATAGAATATCGCCCTGAGCCTGGGAGTCGAAGATATGCCCCGTCCCGTCGGTCGTGATATATTCTGCCTGGGTCATCGTGGCGCCGGGGTCTTTGTGTTGAAATTCGTTAGCCATTGGTTCCTCCTATGCTCTCGCCAGTACGCCGGAGAAGCCGCCACCGAGGACGGCGTCCCGGATTACTGATGTAACTTTCTGCTCGAAGTCGTCCATGCCGTTCACGTCGCCATTGATGACCAGGTTGATGGTCATTCCGGCTCCGCCGCCGCGTCCCAGCGGGACGACCGCCTCCGGGCCGGATTCTCCAATCATTGCCAGAGTTGGCCGGTTGACGATCCCGCCTTTCGCCAGCGTTGGAATCTCCGGCAGCCTGGGCATCCCGATTGAATAGCCGCCCACCGATCCGCCGAATGGGAGACTGATCTTCGGGATATTGATCCGCATTGCATTAACGGCCCGGATGAACCGGTTGATCGCCCCGATCGCCACATTCAAGCCGCCCTTGATGCCGGCGACCATCCCGTCCCAAATGCCAACGATGCGGCCCTTGAGGTTTTCAAATATCCCGATGAGCGCGTCCGAAACCGTCCGAAATGTGGTCTTGATCCCGTCCCAAATCTCGCGCCAGTTATTCTTGAGGAATAATATGGCCTTGATTAGCGGGCCAGCCGGGAGCAGCCAGCCAAACTTGGAGGTATATAGCGACTGGATCGTCCTCGATACTACGCCAAAAACATCCTTGATTTTATTGAACGATGTGACGAATGTTTCCTTTAGGAATACGATGATCTTGTCCCAATTCTTATAAATGATGATTGCCGCGATGATTGCCGCCGTGATCGCCAATACGATGGCGGTGATCGGGAGCATCGACAGACTGAGCATCCCGAAGGCGCCGGACAATATCCCGATGGACGCCGCGAGAGTTGGCAGCATTAAGAGGATCGGCCCCAGGACCAGCGCCAGACCTCCCAACACGCCGACAACGACAAATAGGACTTTGCTCAATTGTGGATGCTCGGAAGAAAACGCGATCAACTTGGTTGTGACTTGTTCCAAGAGTGTCGCCAGGACGGTCAACGCCGGGAGGAGCGCCTTGCCAAATTCTTGCTGTAGGTCGCCCACCCGGTTTTTTAGCTGGACCATCGGGTCCGCCGCTGCTTCTGCTTGACCGCCGAATTTCTCCATTATGGCCGCGATGACCTCGGTCGAGGTTGCGCCCTTCTCCACCTCGATGCCGTACCGCTTGAGCGCGGAGGTTTCGCCGCTGATAGCCCGCGCCACCAGGGTCGACGCCGCGCCCAGGTCCATCCCTTTCCCGGCGGCGAGGTCGAGGACCGCCGGAAGTGCGGCCATTGCTGACTCGTAATCCCCGGAGACCGAGATCAGGCCCATCAACGCGTCCCGTTGTGCCTCATCCCCGAAGTTTGTCTTATTCTGCTGGGCGGCGATTACCCGCTCGATCGCGGCGGCTTGTGAGTCGTAGCTTGTCCCGACGTTTTTAAGGGCCACGTCTAGCTGGGCGATCCCGATGGCTTCGGCCTGGGCAGAACTGACCGCGGACGCGCCAAGCGCCGTTATCCCGGCGCCCAAGGCGGTCAGCCCGACGCCGATGGCCTTCCTGTGCTTCTTGATGCCGTCCGCCATCTTGCCAAAAGCCGACTGGGTTTTCTTGAAACCTTCCTCTGCGTTTTTGGGATTCGCGGTTATTTCTATCTCAACAGAGTTAGCCATTGTCCTCGTCCGGCTGTCCTTCCTGTACTATCGCGACCATTCTGAGCAGCGTCACGTCCTCGGCCATCAGCGCCGAAGGCAGACAGCTATACCGCTGGCAAAGGCCGTCGATCAACTCGGCCTGTTCTAAATCCCACGGCTTAGTTATCGTCCGACCGTCCCGGTCGACGCCGCCGCCAACGTGCTTATATCGGCGGATGTCTCGGCTAAAGGGGCCGGGACCGCCGCGACCGCCTCGATCCAATGCTGGACTATCAGCATCGCCAGCGCCAAAGGAATCTGGAGCATACCGGCCCCGGTTGCCGGGATAGACTCCCCGCCGGCGCCTTCAAGGTTCCACTCCATCAAAACCTCGCCGCCGAATAGCTCGGCCATCTTGACCTGGTCGTCACCCTCGGCGGCTTCCCGGAGTGCGATGTAGTGGGCGAAGCTAACATTTAGCTTGACCCATACCTCGGCGCCGTCGTAGTCCGTCCCGGAGAATGTGATGTGGGCGGTCTGGTCCGGGATACGAAAGCCCTTCTTTGTCGGCTTCGTCCCGTTAAGCGCGACCATCTAAGCCCACGTCGGGACTACGCCACCGGCTAAAGCGCCCGGCGCCGAGAATGTCAGCGACCCGTCACTCCCTCGACTCAGAGCATAATCGGTGTAAAATAGCTCCCCGGCTAGAACCTGGCCGGAGATGGTCAAGGTCGTTGTCCGGGCGACGCTGGACGACGGGACGGTTTTGAACACATCATGGGCCATATTACTCGCATCATCGAACACCCCTGAGACGGAAACGGTGAAATCTGCCAATAGAAGCAGCCGCTCGCGGGCGCTCTTGTCCAGACCTGTGATGTCGGATTCTTCACGCGGTGTGGCGAAGTCTAAATTGGTGATGTCGTTTGATATTGTCCGGGCGCTTCCGCCGGAGTCGTCGATCGCGACGGTCATGCCGAGTCCTGATTCTTTAGCCATTTATAGCCCTCCTGTATTCTGTGTCGTTCCAGGTGTCCATATATTCTAGCGGTTCCATTATCCTTTTGTTTAGACTCATTACCGGGTCGCGGTCGTGCGGTATCTTATGCCGGCCCAGTTCTCCATCAAAGCACGTCTGGCCCGGCGCGAAATGGAAAACGATCAGCCCATCTTGTCGTTCCTCGGTGAACTCCATCCCCGACCGGCGCACCCACTCGATATTCCCCAGGTCGGTTGACGGGAGGATCGTCCGCCAGCCGTTGATATAATTCCGGCAGTTGACCTCGGCGCAACTTGCCAGCTTCCAGTAATCCGGACCGGCGGGCCGGTTGA